CTTCAATCCCTACGGAATATTGAATTTCTTTATTTTCAATTGTCATGTATATCATCCTCACATTCTATTCATTATTTTTTGTGCCATAATATCAGCAATTTTATCCCCTTCTGCATCGAAGGTATTCTGAACAAAGTGTTTTCCTTTCACACGCCCCTTACCTTTTGCTTTTTTGTGGCCATGTTCAACTAAATACCAATACCAAGCTTCATCTTTAAATTCCACAGATACACGATCATCTTTCACAACAACCTTTAGGCTATCCCTTAAATGTGTCCGCTTGTTTTTATTGGATGCTTTGATTTTTGGTTTTAATTTACTAGCAAAATACTTGGCTGCTTCATCTAACACATCCAAACTTACTTTTTTATTCACCCGTAATAGCGTATTGATATCTTCTAAAGCTTCAGCAAAGCCATTGTTGTTTGAAGCCATTACTGGATACACCTCACATACGTTATAAACTGCGTGATAGTGTCGTCATTCTCGTCATAGCCCATTCCATCAAATTGAGAATAAGACACGCCTGCTTCGTTAAAAACAGCCTTTAATGGCTCGTAATCTTTTTCAGTTCCGTTTGTAATAACTGCAATTTGATAAAGTGGCATATCTTTTAGGACCTTATTAGAAGCCCTCTTATGTTGCTCATTCACAAATTCATACACAATATAAGGGTAATCTATCCCTGTAGGAGCACTATCACGAGAAACTGGAATACCAGATTTCTTCATAAGGCTTCGCAACTGTTCAAAACTAATTTGCATACGATAGTGACACCTCCATCAATCGGTCTTCTTCTTTTACATAAATGCGCTCAATGTTATAAATACGGCCACCAACTTTTACACGATAATTCTTTTGATCGTTTTCAATATCTCGATCAATACGAACTTCAATTTTCTTTACAATTTCATTCGTATCTTTCGTTGTAAATTTGTCAGTGGCCGTAACTCCAATGTTGTTATAACGAATTTTACGTTCTAACGGATATCCCATCACAACACGGTCTGTTTCTGGATCAATCGTTTCTCCTAATTTAAGTAGCTCACCCATCCATTTGAGTTTATTCGTCTTTCTCTTCATCGACATAAACCTCCTGGACAAAGAATGGTGTTAAAGCATTGAGAGCATGTTCTAATTCTTTTTCAGCGACTCTGTAATCATAGAAAATACCGGCGACCATAACAATTAAATACTCAGTCTGTTTGCCTGTCGCATTTTTCACATAAGTCTTTGCTTGTTCAATATAAAAAGAGAGCATGGTTTCATCCATACCCTCTTCCCAATGAATATGAGATTTTAATTTCTCAATTAAATCATCCATATTAAGCTCCAGTTACCGCTTTTACTTCAAAACGATAAACAGCTGGTTCAAATGGGGAATAAATTAATTGACCATCTAATAAGTTATAGATTTGGAATCCAACTTTGTTTGTACCAGCGAATTTTTCAATTAATTTTTGTAATTCCATAGCTCCAATAACATCTTGAATATGGAATGCTGAAAAATCACCAAAATATAAAACTGGTACATCTGGTTTTCCTTTTACATCAGCTGCATCAGTAAATTCCACAGGATACCCAACAAGCGTATTACCAATACCGCCCTCTGCTTGTGTCATTGGACGTAATAACGGAAATCCATCAGCAGTTTTCATTTTCTCAATTGCCGTTAATGCTGCACGGTTAATAATAAATCTTCCTTTTTTCATTACTTCTGTAACTGGTGTATTTTTAAATTCAATTAATGCATCATACATTTTTTGACCTGCATCAGTTGCCTTTAAATCTACCGGTACAGAAGGTGTAAATGCTACTGCTTTCTTCGCTAACGCACCAGGATTTTCATTTCCGGCATCATCGCCGTTAAACATGAAATTAATTTCTTTACGTACATAAGCCTTTTTCAGCTCGTCCACAACGATTTGTTCAATTGGAGCACCTGTCATTTTCAATAATTTTTTAGTAACAGTAGCAAGCGCATCAAACTCAGCTGGATCAAGTAACACTTCATCAAATTCAATATCTGTTGCTACGATTTCATCACTGTCTTTACGTTCCTTCTTACGTACATTTGCATCTGCTTTCTTAACAAGAACAGGATATTTCATATCACCTGCTGTTTTATGAACTGAACCATATTTACGTAGTAAGTTCTCTTCTTGAGCATACGTAATAATTTCAGAAGCAATGACTTCTGGAATAGTTACTGATCCATTCCCAGCTTCAATACCAAGTGAACGAGCTTCAGCTTCACTAATTCGACCAACTACAAAATTAGCAAACGCTGAACGAATTTCTGTTTCTTTCTTTTTAGTAGTTTTATGACCTCGAGTAGAAAGACCTGTTGCAATAGCTGCCATTGCTGATTGACGTTGTTCTGCTGTTAAACCAGTTCTATTTTCGCCGCCCTCAGGATTTCCAGTACGACCTTCTCCACCTTCACCAGAACCTTCAGTACCAGATTCCCCAGCACCTTCTTCATCATCTTCGTTTCCGTCTTCACCTTCACCGTCATCTTCAAGATTTGCTAAAGCATCTGCAACTTCTTGTAATTGTTTGTTAATTTCATCAATTTCTTCTTGAATTGCTGGTAAATCTTCAGCACGTAATTCAGGATTCTCAACCTTTGTACGTAATTCCACTAATCTTTCATTGCTTCGTTTTTGTAATGCTAATAATAATTGTTTGTTCATTTACTTTCCCTCCAGGATTTGATTTATTTGTTTAATCATTTTCATTCGTTGTTCTATTTCTTTTCCGATTTCTTTACTGCGAACTAAAGATACTTCCGTATCGTCATAAGCTGGTATTGAAACAACCGATATTTCATAAAGTTCTACTTCTTTAATGGTCCTTAATGCTGGTTCAACATTATAATCCCAATTCTCTTCTGTTATCCAAAATCCAAATGAGCATTGGTTAATATCACCCCTGGACATACTTTCCGCTAAATCTCGCCCAACAGATGTATTAGGTAATTCAATTTCGAATTTCAAACCTTTTTCATCTTCTTCTAGTCGCAATGTACCACTTTTTGTTCTTCCCAGGACATTATCCCAGTTATGATTGAATAACGCTCTAATATCACCATTCTCAGAAAGAGAACGTGCAAATGCACCAGGTTCAATAACTTCATCGAACCATCCACCAATAGTTGTCTTTGAATTAAATACAGCTGCATAACCCGTTATCTTTGAAGGGTGTTCTTCCGTAGCATCTCTGGTACTTAATTTGGTGATGTCAAATGTCCGTGTTTCCTTTGTCTTTGCCATTTCCATCACCTCCCTTCAGTGAATCATCTGTAGCTTGTTTTTCACCAATTTTTGATAAATCATTTGAAATATAGATAGCTTGTGACTCAGGTGTATTTTGCATAGGAAATCCAAGCATATCTGCCACATTATCTGGTGATGTAATACCCGTTCGAACAATGTTATATGCAATATTTGTTTTCATGCTATACGTAACAAAATCAAGGATATTAATCTTGAATTTAATACGTTTTCCCGAATTTTTCCCGAAAAAAAGAAGACTCAAATGGTCTTCAAAATTTTTCATTATCGGTCTAACTGCCTTGTTATGCAAATACATCATAGCTTTCTCAAGGTCTTCCTTAATTAAAGCTGTGTAAGTATCCACATTTATACCTAAAAACTTACCTAAATCCTTTTTATATACATTTAAATAGGCCAGAGTCTTTTCATCATCTAATGGGCTCTTAAGTGTTTCTATTGAATACCCTTTACCAAGAGGAATCATTTTAACGGACCTTGATTCATCAATCGATTCCAATTGATCTAAAATTGCTTTGATTAACATAGACTGCGCACCATTCTTAGGATTAATATGCGCATCCATCTTTAACATAAAGGCTAACAAACCACCTTTTTTATATTTATCCGTTAAAGTTTTCTCAGCTGACATAACCCCTTCAAGAGTATCCTTTCCTAAATCAAGAATACCTTTTCCTTTTAAGTGGTCCGCACCAATATTTTTCACATGACGAATCATAAAGGATGAAATTTCTTCTCCACCAACTCTAAAATACTCTATCAACCTATTATCTAATTCCGTATAAACATTTGATGCTAAATGTAATTGATCACCATCCAGGACTGGGAAAGTTTCACCCTGGAGTAAATAGGTATTAGTCATTAACTTAATGAATTCCGATTGTGTAAGATAGTTATTTGGATTCCTTAATACTTTAAGAGCAAAATCATCTTTAATTTCTTTGCCTTCTTTATCTTCCACAACTATCTCAGCTAACATCATTTGATTACTTATATCTTGTAGCAACTCATAAACATCGCTAGATTCTAAAATATTGTCACTGCTTACATACCTACCACCATAACGAATGCTATTACCTAAAATGTCATCAAACAAACCACGCTTCTCTAACTTTCGATACAAATAATTTGAAAAACGATCGCGTAAACCCAATTTCTCACCGCCTTTCTATCTATAAATCTCACCAATTAATTCATCCATTCCCTCTTCACTCACATCATCCATAATCATCATGGTTTCTTTGTGAGCAACTAAAAAAGCAACAAATCCATCGATTTTCTTTTTGGACTGTCGCTTACTTGGCGCCTTCATTCCATTAATATTTGTTACTACTACAACATTAAGAGCGCAATAAACAAATAAAGGATTGTCTGTAAATAAACGCTTTTCATAAATTAGTATTTCTGAATCATCAAGCATTGCATTCATAACATTTGGATACTGATTTACCGCAATACATTCTAAACCAAGATTTTCAAGTTTCTCTATTAACTTTTGAGACATCGCTGGATCATAATTTATTTGTTGTACATCGTATAAATCCATACATTCAACTATATATTCCATAACTTGATCCTGATCAATCATCTTTCCATCACAAAACGTAGCAAAACCACGTTCAACCATATCAGTATATGGAACATTATCCTCTTTTTCTTTAAAATCTATGTTTTCATTAGGAAGGAAATACATTTGTTTCACTTTTATAATCGACCTTCCTTCATCATCATGTGAAGGGAAGTTTAAACTCACACATGTTAAATCTGTTGTTTTAGATAAGTCTAATCCTAAATAACAAATTTCACCTGTAAGATCACCCAAATCTTCCACAAGAACATGCTGTACTTGATCATGTTCAAAATAATTATCCGCACCATTTACGAAAACATTTAAGTGTTTTGAAAGGAACTCAGCTTTTGAATGTGCGGACTGCTTCGCTTTTTTGAATTCAATCTCAAGTTGTTCCATCGTAACGGAAATACCAATATTCGGGTTAACCATTTCCCAAACTTTACGATCTTCCCAATCATAATTTTTATTAGGTTCCCAGATTGCAACAAATAAAGAATCATCATCATCATTTTCAAGAACAAGTTTCGCATATTTATAAACACGCATACCAACAGATGAAGCACCCTTACCAGCCGTTGAAATATTAAGCATCATTGGTTGTTCACGAGAAATTTGAGCTGACTTTAAGTTATCATACATGTCCATATTTTCTTGTGCATGGAGCTCGTCATTCAACACAAAATAAGGGTTCTTTCCTTCAAGACCCTTCGTGTTTTTCGTTAATACTTTGAATTTATTTTGATATGCAATTCCATTGATGCTATATCGATACATAGCACCACTAACTGTTCCATTCACACCTTTATAAATTTGTGTATGTCGTGCTAGAGGTTCGGAGTTTTCTATTGCTTGTGCAATTGGTTCAGCTGCATTTTGCGCTTGTTCATAATCCGATGCCGCACAATAACAATCCGCTCCAAGTTCAAGTTCTCCATACATAGCATAGAGCAATGCACCTGCTGCAATAATTGTTTTTCCGTTCTTTTTTGGTACTTGAACATATGATTCACGAATAACACGGACTGTTTTTCCTTTTTCGTTTTTATGATACCAACCATACATATTCGCAAAAACAAACATTTCCCAAAGCTCTAATTCCATCAATTGACCTGCAAGTGGTCCTTTAACATGACGGATGAACGATTGAACGAAGTCTAACATTTCATTCGCTCGATCTACATCAAACCAAATATCTTTACGCTTTTTCCACTTCTTATAACGTTCTACAGCAAGAATGATCGACTTCGGGTACTTCTTTTTATTACGCATGACGTTATTCGCATACTTATCAGCATAGTTAACGCCTGGTGTAATAATCATTGGGTTTTCCGCCATTTATTCCGATGAGCTGCTAATTCGTCTTTAGGCTCATTAGATTGAATATTCCCTGCATTTTTGGGTGTCTTTTGTACACTTTTCCCCTTATTCGTCATTCCTAGAGCTTCTAACATTTTATTCTTCTTATCACTCCAAGTTTCAACTTGTTGAGCGAGCGGATGTTTCATTTCATTTACTGCACCAGCCTTGTTTTTATGCATTTTTGTAGGAGCAAAACCATCGGCTTTCCATTCTTCAAACATCGTTTTATAAATGATAAAAGCATCTAAATAATTATCAATTAATGGTTCTAAGGAAGGTGTGAAATTGTCATCTTCAGTCAATAATTTTATGATTCTATTTCGTTCTTCATCCCTTGCAACATCTAGCATTTCCAACTTTTTCTTCTTTGACATTCGAGCCATTTTCACACCCCCCTTCATTTTTAAAAAATGGTGCAACTATTGATATGCCCCCTACGCTACCTATCCTCCCCAGAGGACAAATTTTAATTTTTGATAGGGGGGCTTCCGAAATAACTCGGAAAAACTTTTTTCGGTTTATCTTCATTTTCTTCAATTGTATGACAAACTGGACAAAGTAACCTTAAGTTATTTTCTTCTAATTTAAGAGTTGGGTCTTCTTTGATTGGTATTACGTGATGAACATGAGCACGCCTACCAAAGACGAACTGTCCACATCGTTG